ATGTGTATTTCGCACACAGACAATGTGAGCACATTTGGGGAGATGCAGATGGGGACGGAATCATTGAATGTTTAAAATGTGGTAAAATAAAAGATGCCGAATAATTTAGATAATATAAAATACGGTAATCCAGCTAAAGAGCATGTTTTAAAAGTTAAAATTGATGTTGGTGGATTATTAAAAAAAAGTTTGGATTTGGGGATTATCAAAGATGTTATAAATAACCACCCATTTCCTGCTAATTCATCACAAGAAACTAAAAAAGAAATAGAGTATTTAGTTTCGGTTACAAAAAACCTATCTAAAGATCAAAAAAGGTTTTGTGAATTAATGGAAACTAACCATTATGATTTACTTAAGATTGTTGCAAAAAAATTAGGAATTAGTGTAACAAAAAATCAAATTTTAAAATGGGTTGAGGATGTTGATCCTATTACTTTTTATCTAAAAGATAAATTTAACAGAGCAAGACCATATCAATTAGCTAGAGAAATGGGATTAAATCTCTATCCGGTAATAAGAACAGATGCAAATTCAGCCGCATATCCTTCTGGACATTCACTTGATTTTTTAGTTGTACTTTACCATTTTGCAAAATTAAAACCTGAATTAGTTAAAACTCTTAATAATTTTTATCAAAAAATAAAAAATGTAAGGGAATTGAGTGGAGTACACTATCCATCTGATAGAAAAGTATCTGAATATATATTTAAACAATTAGTTAAAAATAATCTTTTAAAATGAAAAAGATAATAAATGAATGTATAATAGTCCACAAAAAATTGGGTGATACAACTATTATGGCCAAAAATCGTGATAGAATGTATAAACCAGAACTGGAAATTATACATGAATTAATTAATGGTGTTGAAGTTGCATACCTACATGATGTTATAACTGATTGGAGTGAAGGTATGAACGAATTTGGGATTGGGGTAGTAAATACTGCTCTTTTGGTTGGGTTTGATGAAAAAGAAAAACAATTAGTTAAAAAAACAGGAAAAAAATCAAAAGATGGAGTAAAGATAAGAGAATCTTTAGGACAAAAAAATTTAAAAGATACAATAAAGACTGCTACAAAATATATGGGTGGTATTAAAGGTCATACGTTTGTATCTACTGAAGATAAATTTATATCAATAGAAACAACATCTAAACACAATCCTAAATTTACTATACACGATAATAAAAAAACAGTTGTAAGAACAAATCATGGACATGATTATTTGAATGCTGGATATACTGAAGGGCCTGATTATCTTTCATCAAAAGTAAGAAAATCATCTGCTGAAAGGATTATTAACAGAACTAATAATCCTACAAATATTTTATCAAATATGAGAAAGGATTTATTTGACACAGAATCTAATCTTAATATGAGTAGAAAGACCGAAAAAATGTTTACATCATCACAATTACTTCTTAATCTATCCGAATTAAAGTTAGAACTAAATTACTATGGTGATAAAGTTGAAAAATTTCATGGCGTAAAAAATAATTTTCCAAAAGGATACCAACCAAAAATTAAAATAGAGGTTAAAAAAGTGTAATGACTAATAGGCAAAGAGCAAAAAAAAATAGAAAAAGAATTCAAAAACAAACAATAAAATTCCAACAAAAAAAAGGGATTTATAAAAAGAAAACTTAATTTAATGGATTTTTACATTTAATCTTTTTAATTGAAATTTTGTTTTATTTGAATAGTTAAAAGTAAAATTAAAAAAATATAAAACAATTAAATACTAAAGGGGGGCGATATAAAAAAGTTTCTAATTTTCATACTACTTCTCTTCCTTTCTTGCAAAAAGGAAATTGAACCATTATATCCTCATAAGGGAAAGTTAGTTCTTAAGGGAATCTGCCTTAACTATACCATTCAATTTATTGGTGGTGAACCCATAAGGTTAGATAAATGGGAAAGGGAATGGATAAATCCTATTGATGGGAAGAGATGGGAGAGGGTTTTCCGCTTAGAAAATGAGTGTGCATTTCCCGAAAGTTTAGAAGAGGGTGATGAGTTTTGGTTTCGAATTGTTGCACCCCAACCTACCTGCATTAAGTGTAAAGGGTACTCACCTACACCGAATTATGGAATACCAATAGAAGTATTATATTAAATAATAATATCTTATCTCAATGAGGTTTTTTCTTTTAGGATATTTATATATTAAACTAATATATAAAATATGAGCACCAATTTTGAATTATTTCCAGGCAAAAATTTATCTGGATTATTTAAAGATATATACGAAAATCAACAAAATAAAAAACAAAGAATTTCTGAACTAATAGCAGAAATGAAAAAGGTTGTACGTCACGCGGGTGATTATGCAAGTATAGGGCCTATAATTAAAGATTTAGTAGATGTTTCAGTAAGAAACGATGAATCATTAATAAAAATGGCAGCAATAGCACAAAGAATAATTGGAGCTCAAGCTAAAGCTGAGGGCGATGTAGGATTTTTATCAGATTTAGAAAAAGAACAATTATTAAAAGATTTAGAAAATACTGCTAAAGAAGTAGTAAATGAACAAGAACAAAAAGTAGATGAGCTTACTTTTGAAATTGAAGATATAAAAAAAAGAATTAAATAATGTCAGAAAGATTACAAAAATCTATAATTTCATCAAATGCTAATAAATTAACGCCAACTAGAGTAACTCAAACAGGTGTTGTTGTAGATATAATATTGGATGAATCTCACCCTAGTTTAAAACAAAAAAATGATAAACAAACGTTTTATACAGAAAAAGATTTGTTTAATATTGGTGGGGTTGTAATTAGACCATATTCTGATAAAACTTCTCCAAATGAAAGATTATCAGTTTATAGACCAATTAATCAATATGATATTGATTTACCAATAATAGGTGAAACGGTAGAGTTAATTGAAGTAGCCGGTGCAACTTATTATAAAAGATTTTTTGGTAATTCTTTAAATAAAGGCAAGGCAGCAGAAAAAAGGGCAGATTTAATATATCCAGAAAAAGAAAAAACAAATACTAGCGTAGAATACAATATTGCATCAGTAACCGGTACTCCTTTAGGAAATACATCATCTTCTGAAACAAATGATACTACAAAATTTGGTAAATATTTTACACACAACCCAATCAATCGTTTAAAGCTATTTGAGGGAGATAAAATAATACAATCTAGGTTTGGCCAATCAATTAGATTTAGTGGTTATAATAACACTAATAATGTTTTTTCACCAACTATTATTTTAAGAAATAGACAAAATGCAGAAACTTTATCAAGTTTAAAAGAGGGTGATTTAACTGAAGAAGAAGTAAATAAAGATGGTTCTATTATAGTATTATCAAGCGGTGATTATCAAATTCCATTTGTTGCAACAACTTCAATTTCACCATCAAAATTTTCATCATATCCAAATCCATTAAAGGGAGATGACCATTTGTTGATTAATAGTGGTAGAATTATCATTTCATCAAAAACAGCAGAAATGGTTTTTCATTCAAAGGCAGATTATGGATTTATTTCAGATGGAAAATTTTCTATTGATGGTGGTTTAGGTGCTGATTTAGATTTTGGTGATGATGTTAATATTACAACTGATAGAAATGGTTCTAATTTTTTAGTTAAAACGGGTGATGGTAAAATATTTTTAAATACCAACACTAATGGTAAATCACCAAATACTGGCAAATCATCAGAACCATTAGTTAGAGGCAATACTCTCAAAGAACTTTTAGAAACACTAATAGATTTAATAAAAGAACAAGTTTATAGAACTCCATCTGGTCCTACTGCTATTGGACCTGAAAACAAACCAGATTTTAATCAACTTAAAAGTAGATTATCTGAAATGTTATCTACTCAAAACTTTACCGAGTAATGTCATTAGAAGTTTTTAAACAGAATATGTTATCATATATGCAAAATCAAAATGGAATAAAATCCTACGAAGATTTTGCAAAAAAACTTACACAAGAATACGATGCTGCTTGTAAAAGAGGATTTGATACCGTAAATGGTATTGTTATTTCAAAGGGTAACACCGAATTAATGGAAACAATACTTAAAGGTGTTTTAGCCTCCGCACTTCAACAATCAAGTGGAGAACACCCTATTATAACAAATTTAGGTAAGGCGTTTGTTGGATATTGGACAGGAGCTCAAATGAGTCTTTCACCTCCACCAATTATACCGTCTCCTGGTGCAGTTCTTAATATATTACAAGTATCAAATACTATTGTAGATCCAGGTATATGGCAACCAACTGATAAACTTCAATTAAACGAAGTAGATGCAGCAAAAGACACGGTTCAAAATCTATACGATAAATTGGATTGGAGTAAAATACCATTGGATAAAAATAGTCCAGAAGTTCAAGAAATTATAAATCCTGATATAAACAAAATAAATCAAAAAATAAGACAAGAGGGTGCAACAAATGATTTAGGAAGGGCTGGTGCAACTCAATTAAATAATGTTGTAGCAGAAATAATTGATAACGCTTTATATGAACAAGGAATAATTAAATTATCTGATACTGATGGTAACTTAAAAAGTGGTTATAGAAATTTAGATGAACTTTTAAAAATTGCTGGAAGTTGGGCACCAAAGTTAGGAAAAAATCCAAGAGTAAAATATGAAAATTTAAAATCAGGTTATATTAAAGGTGTACATGGTTTATGTCCACAAGGTACTCAAGCAGTTGTTGTTGCTTTAACTGGTATTTCTGGTTTGGGAAGAATTAGTGGAAACGCCGATTGGTTTTCTTTTAAGAATCCAAGTACTGGGGGAGGTAGAAGTTCTTTTGCAAATACTATTGGTGGGAAAATATACTACAATGATAAAGTTAAAATATCTTTAGATTATTTTAATAATCCATCTCAATGGCAAGTCGGTGATGTTGTAGTTATGGGTTATACCGGTGGGAAACCTTATGGACACATACAAGTTTGGACTGGATGGGCGTGGGTAAGTGATTTTACTCAAAGACAAATACAAAAAAATAATGTAGATTTTCCATCTGTTGCATTATGGAGATTAAATCAAAATGGTAAAGAGGCAGTTCAATCTCAAAAAACAAAAGCGTAGAACAAATGGCTAAACCAACTGATAATAGTGAAATTTTTTTAGACCAATTAATTGGTTCTATACAAACACACTTACCTACAATTAAAGGTATATATGTCACTACATCTATGTATCCACCATTAATACCTGGACCAGGTATTGTATTTTGGAATGGTTATAGTATTCCGCCTACAAAACCAGGATCTCCATCAATAGAATCACCAACTACACAAGAAGTTAGTCAAGAAAGTTTTGAAGAATCAACGACTTTATCAACAGAGGAAGCAGCTGCAGCAGATTTTGCAACCGAAGCAGGATATGGAGGAACGGAAGCTTTAGCTATAGGCCTAACGGTAGGTAAACAAATTAGAGAAGGAAAATTATCTGTTTCAAATCTATCATCCGAAATCCCACAAAAAAAGAGAAGCTCTTCAGATACGAACCAACCAGAACCAGTATCGTCTGAACCTATAAGTGGGTGTGGTGATATAAAAAATTTACCAATTCCAAACGCTTTATTAGTAGAGGCTATGAAAAAATTTGGTATCATAACTCCAATACAAAGGGCACATTTTCTTGCTCAATGTGCACACGAAAGTGGTGGTTTTAAATGGGTAAGAGAATTTGCAAGTGGAGCCGCGTATGAGGGTCGAAAAGATTTAGGTAATACTGAACCTGGAGATGGTGTAAAGTTTAAGGGTAGAGGATATATACAATTAACTGGAAGAGCTAATTATACAAAATTTAAAGGTAGTATAAAAGATGATATTATAACTAATCCAATTTTGGTAGAGCAAACTTATGTTGCACAAAGTGCAACGTGGTTTTGGAAAACAAGAGATTTTAATTCAATAGCAGTAAATGATTCAGTTGAAACACTACAAAAGGTAACAAAAAGAGTAAATGGGGGTTATAATGGATATGAGGATAGAAGAAAATATTTTTGTGGATATTGGAAAAAACTACAAGAAAATCCAAATCTTTATACATAACCCCTAATTTAAAGGGGTTTTTTATTATAATACAAAATCCACCAATTCTATATTTATATTGGAATAAAGTATAATTTTATTATGGATACAAAAAAATTAGCAAAATTAATTAAATTAGTTGTTGAACAGGAGGTTAAAAAACAATTACCCCAACTAATTAAAGAAGAAATTGCAAAATCACAAAAAATTTCTTTAAAAGAATCTAAATCGGTTGAAATAGAAGATGACCCATTTGCACTTGCTGATAAGGTATTGCAAAGAGAAAGACAAAAATCAAACAAAGAGTTTAATCTTCCTCTAAATGAGAGTCAATCATATACTCAACCAAAAAAACAATTTACAAAAAATCCGGTGATAAATCAAATTTTAAATGAAACTAGACCATTTTCATCGGCTGAAAGAAATCCCGAAACAAAATCAGTTTTAGATAAATTTGTACAACAACCAATTAATGAAGGATATACAAATACTCACATACCAAATTATTTGGATGCTGAACCTAATATCGATGAAACGTTTTCAACAACATCAGTTTCTGCACAATTAGGTTTAGAATCAATGAGATCTCAAATGGCCTCAAAAATGGGATATGGGGATATGAATTCAACTGGTGTAATAAAAACTGGATTGGGTGTAAAAACAGGATTAGCTGGATTAGATAGAATATTAAATAGAGATAATTCCGAATTAGTAAAAAGATTTAAAAAATAATGAAGATACCTTTTGAAATTATATTAGTATTTGTAATTGGTTGTTCTTTTTTAGGATACGAATTAGTAAAGCATTTTAATAATTTAAGAAAAGGAAAGTGTGGTTGCAACAAATGTGGAGGTAAATAAAGATGGCGTATGTATTAGATAGAAAAGTTGTAAAAGATACCAAAGAATTTAACGATTACGCCTATGGTATAACTTTACCAATTCAAAGAGGTAATACTGGATATTTTAATCAGGCATTTTCTTCATTTGAACAGGCAAAATCTAATCTAAAAAATCTTTTACTTACAAAAAAAGGTGAAAGAATAATGCAACCAAATTTTGGTACTGGGTTACATGAATTACTTTTTGAACAATTGGATGATACATTTGAAACGAAATTAGAAGATACAATAACTAAAAATGTAAATTTTTGGTTACCATATATTAGCATTAAACAAATAGACGTTGAAATGACAGACGAAATGAAAGATAGAAATACGGCGAATATGAAAATAGAATTTACCGTTGGAAATCAAATAGAATTACAAGAAATAACATTTACAGTACAGGGGTAATTAAATGGCATTAAATAGTATAACAAAAAAAAGTAATCAAGGTAGGGATATTAAATATCTTAATAAAGATTTTGCATCTTTTAGACAAAACCTTATTGAGTATGCAAAAACATATTTTTCAAAAACATATTCCGATTTTAACGAATCTTCTCCTGGTATGATGTTTATAGAAATGGCATCATATATAGGTGATGTTCTTTCATATTATGTAGATGATTCATTAAAAGAATCATTGATGTTATATGCAGAAGATAAAGAAAATGTAATTGCTCTTGCAAGTTATTTAGGATATAAGCCTAAAGTAACTTCTCCTGCAGTTACTACCTTATCGGTATATCAATTAATTCCATCCAAAATTAATTCGACAGGTGCAAGTGGAGATGGAAGATTTGAGCCAGATCCATCATACTATCTTCGTATTAAAGAAGGTATGTTAGTTTCTGGCGTAGAAGGTGTAAAATTTAGAACAACTGAACTTTTGGATTTTAATGTTGATGAAAACAGAGAAATATCAGTTTATACGAGAGATACTAATGGTCCAGCCTTATATTTAGTTAAAAAATATGTGAATGCTATTTCAGCGGAAGTAAAATCTCAAACAATACAATTTTCATCACCAACATCATTTTCTAAAATAAATTTAGCAGATACAAATGTAATAGATGTTTATGATATAAGAGATAGTAATGGTAATAAATGGTACGAAGTTCCTTATTTAGCACAAACTGATTATGATTTATCTCAATTCAAAGATTCTGTACCTAATATTTTAAAATTAATTAAAACATCTCGTAGATTTGTAAAACAAATTAATTCAGATAATACCACATCTATTGTATTTGGTGGTGGAACCGCAACATCAGATGAAACTCTTATACCAAATTTTAAAAATGTTGGTTTAGGATTAAATTCTTCAATTAGTAGATTGGGTTCATCTTTTGACCCTGCGAACTTTTTGAAAACACAAACATATGGTCAAGCTCCATCTAATACATCAATGACTGTTTCTTATTTAGTTGGTGGAGGTGTTCAATCAAATGTTCCTGCATCAGATTTAACAAAAATAGATAAAATTGAATTCGAAGAAGATATAATAACATTTACAGCTGAAGAATTAAGATTGTATAATTCAATGAAGGCTTCAGTTGCAGTAGAAAATGAAGTACCTGCTACTGGAGGTAGGGGTGCTGAAACAATAGAAGAAATAAGAGAGAATTCACTAGCTAATTTTGGTTCTCAAAACAGAGCAGTGACAAGAAAGGATTATCAAGTTAGAGCACTTTCTCTTCCACCAAAATATGGTGGAATAGCAAAAGCATATTGTGCACCTGATGGGGAATTGGATAATAATTCACCGGCATCTTTATTAGCAAATCCTGATTCATTAGATGAATTTACAGGATTAGTTACCAATTTAAAAAATAAAAATTTGACAGAACAACAAATAAAAGAAGAAATTCAAAAATTTTTGATTGGTAAAAAGAATAATTTAGCTGAAAAAAATAATCCATTTGCAATAAATTTGTATGTTCTTTCTTATAATTCAAATAAAAATTTAACAAGTCTTAATAGGGCTGTAAAAGAAAATTTAAAAACGTATTTAAATGAGTATCGTTTACTAACTGATGGTGTAAACCTTTTAGATGGCTTTATAATTAATATAGGAGTAGATTTTGAAATAAGAGTATATGGTGGATATAATAAGAGAGAAGTATTAACTAGATGTATTAGTGAATTAAAAGAATATTTTAGTATTGATAATTGGACATTTAATATGGCAATTAATATTTCGGAAGTTGAATTATTAATTGCGGGTGTAGAAGGAGTTCAATCAGTACCTAAATGCGAAATCGTAAATAAATGTTCTGGAAGTTATTCAAAACACTCTTATAATATACAGGCCGCAACTAAAGGAAAAATGGTCTATCCTTCTTTAGATCCATCAGTATTTGAAATTAAGTTTCCAAATAGAGATATTAAGGGGAGGGCTATCTAATGTATCAATTTATAACCGCATCAAAAGATGCAAGCATTTATTTACAACAACCTAACCAAAATACTGGATTAGATGAAATATTAGAAGTTTCTAAAACATACTATGGAAACTTAAAAGATGTTGTCAGAGCAATAATCAAATTTGATACAAATGATTTGTCCTCATCTATATCTACTGGTGATATTACTATGAGTTCTGCTCATTTTATTCTAAAAGAATGTGAATCATCTGAAATACCAATTGAATATAGTATATATGTTTATCCTGTATCACAATCATGGGAAATGGGTATTGGAACTCGATTTGATGAAATATCGACAGATGGTGTAACATGGAATCACAAAGCTACATCTACAAATTGGTTAGGTGCGGATTCTTTATCATTAGATTCTTCTGGATCATTTAATGGTAAAGGTGGTACTTGGTACACTTCATCAGAGTGTTCTCAATCTTTTGATTATGAAACATCAGATTTAGATGTAGATGTTAAACCAATTTTTGAGCAATGGTTAAGTGGTTCAATACCAAACAATGGATTTATTTTAAAATTTGATTCATCATTAGAAAACGATACAATTGATTACGGTCAACTTAAATTCTTTTCAAAAGAAACAAATACAATTTATCAACCAAAAATAAGAATTGGTTGGGACGATTCATTATTTATAACAGGTTCTCTAACAGAATTAACAAGTGATGATATTCATGTAACATTTAAAAAATTAAAAACAAAATATAAAGTTGGAAGTGAGCCTGAAATAAAGGTATTTGGAAGAGAAAAATATCCACTCAAAACCTACACAAATCTTTATGCATATAATGATGTAAAATACTTACCATCAACAACTTATTATCAAATAAAAGATGTAGTTACAGATGAAATTATACTTCCATTTAGTGAATATTCTAAAGTAAGTTGTAATTCATCTGGAAATTATTTTAAAATAAATCTTTCTAATTGGGAAACTAATAGAGAATATTATATTGAAATAAAAGTTGAAAGAGATGGTGAAGTAGAATACTTTTCTGATAAAGATTTAACATTTGTAGTAGAAAAATAAAATGGCATTAGATAACGAATTTATATTATCTGAATTAATAGTTAGTGGCTCATCAGCATTAAGACAAACTAAAGATTCTAGTGGCAATATTGTAGTTAATACAAGAATTGATACTGATGGTGAATCATTTGGATATGTTGAAAGACCTATATACAATGAGAAGCAAGTAAAAAAGGCAGTTGATACAATTGTAGATGAACTTATTGGGCCAAAACAAAAAGATACACCCGCTGTTGTTTTAAAAACTATATATGATGATTTAAGAGAACAATATAATGAAGCTCTTAAAACAATTAAGGATTTACAAAAAGAACTAAATGATGCATTACAACAAATTGAAGCACTTAATATTGTAATAGATGATTTAAATGTAAAATTAGATTTAGAAAAATTATTACGAGCTAATGCTGAAACTGAAAGAGATGTTGCAAATGAAAAGTATGTATCGACAGTATTAGATACTCAAACTGCATTTTCAAAAGGAATTAAAGAAGGAATTGAAAGAGTTTCTATTGAAGCACAAGTTAGTGGTTTACTTTCTGAAAAGGAAGCGTTTATTGAATTTACCAAAAATGCACAAATACAAATTACGAACGCAAATAACCAAATTATAAATTTGGGAAATCAGTTAAATGATGCATTTGCTCAATTAGCAAAAGCACAGGGTGAAGCTATATCAGCACAAAATCAAGCGGCAGCCTCAAACGCACAAACACAAGTTGCTGCCGCATCAGCCAATAATAAGAAAAAAGGAACTATAATTTGTACAGAAATGTATAATCAAAATTTGATGCCTAAATTTATATTTGATGCTGATAAAAGGTTTGGTTACCGTATGTATAAAAACAACAGAGAACTTTTAGAGGGTTATTGGATTTGGGCAACTCCTGTTGTGGAGTGGTTAAAACAAAATCCAAAAGGTTCAAAATTATTTTATAACATAATTGTAAAACATTGGTCAGAACACATGGCATATAGTGTAGATGTATTACCAAAAGATAATTTATTTGGAAAAATAATTCACAATATAGGAATTAAGTTTACAAAATTAGTTTATTTATATTATAAGAATAGATTACAAAAACTAAATTACCAATGGCAATAAAGGGATTCAAAGAAATAGTTGATAAAAAGGGATACAAAGTAAATTCCAAAGATAGAACCATTTTTGAAAGAGAAATTGGTAAAGCTTACTTTGGTATGGGTGTATCTGATATGATTGAATTTATACTTTATGATTTAAGTGATAATCAATTACCTCAAGGTGAAGAAGAATCATTAGTAAGATATATACCTTTGGATAATGAAAATATTAGAAAATATTTTCTTATTACTAATAATAAACAAAACAAAAGACTAAATGGTGCAGATGAATATATCATAGATATTGAAAAATTGATAACTGAAGCAGGTTATTCAAATGGTATATTTAAAACACAAGTAACATTATTAAATAAAAGAGTTGGTTCTGAAAATATATCTAAAGATAAACTTTGGATACATGAAATATCACCATCGAGAACGGAGGTAAGAGTTCTTCCATTAGAAACAAAAGATGAAAAAGTTTATGAAGATTTACAAAATAGATTAGATATTATTCTAAATCAAAAACAATTTAGAGATGATACAATTTACTTTGTAAAATCTATGATTGAATCAATAAAAGTTGAAGAAGTTCTTAAATCTTTTTTATTATTAAATGGTAATGTAACAATTGGTGAAAATTATATAAAATTAATAAAAAAAGAATTTAAAATAAATGATTGGGAACTTTTTATTAATAGTATAAAAGAAAAATTAATAGAAGGTGCTCAATATTTCGTTGAGAATAGAAATTGGGATATATCATCTGTAAATTATGGTAAACCATTAAGTACCAAAATTGATTTAGAATTGAGTGTTGATAAAATAGTAGAAACATTAAATTCAATTTTAATTAAAATTATAGATAAATTTTTACCAAAACAAAGTATTCAAGATGAAAATATTTTAACTATTGATGAACAAAAAACTTTAGATGAAACAACCAAAATTATAAAAACATTGACATCGAATACAAAATATGATACTGATAGTTTATCAAATAAACAACCAATAGTAAGAGGTTGTACTGATAAATCGGCATTAAATTATAATCCATTAGCAGTGGAAGATGATGGTAGTTGTATATACTTACCAATACCACTAAAAAAAGAAACTCCGGATCCTAATCCAAAAAAGAAATTACCACCACCTCCACAAATTAATGAGCCAAAAATTAAAGAGTATCAAACAATTACCAAAAAGTGGTATGGTTGTGCACCAATAACAATTGTAAATTTTCAAGACAAGTATGGAAATACTAATCAAACTAAAATTTATGAAAATGCTAATCAATTATTAACCTATATAGACGGATCATTAAAATTTGATGGTGATATTAGAGAAACTCCTAAACAAAATACTAACTTACCACAAAAACCAAACAATGAAACACCTGAAATAGTGATTAGTGGAATTGGTGGTTCTGGCGGAGGAATGGGTAGTAGTGGTGAATTAATCACAAGAGAATACGGTGTTAATACTAATGTGGAAAGAGTTGTTGAAGGAAATTTAGTAGATAGACGAAACACCAAATAAAAATATTTATTTTAAATGGCACAATATCAATTTAATTCAGAACTTTTAAATTTACCATCAAATGATACAAATTCTTTTGATCAAAGTGGTGCTGGTGTAATTATTGGCGGTGGAGTGGGTGCTTCAACTCCAATACCTATGCCAACGTGTAGAACTATTTCTTTTAATTTAAATTCATCACCAGCTGGTGCAAGTATTTTTGTTGATGAAATAGATACAAAATTTACTACACCGCATACTTTACAATTTAAAGAAACTGAATTACTAACACCAAAAGTAATAACTGTTAAAACACCTAATAGAACATCAAATGAAAATTACGTTATTTCAGCTGAATTAGTAGAACAAATTTTTGGTGGTACAGGTGGTAGTGGCGATGGTGCAGGAGGTAGTGGCGGTGGAGGTGGAGGAATAGGTAGTAGTGGTGAATTAATCACAAGAGAATTTAATGTTAATACTAATGTGGAAAGAGTTGTTGACGGAAATTTAGTAGATAGACGAAATATCAAATAAGATAAAGTGGCACAATATAAAATAAAAATATTAAAAGTAGATACTTCAAACGAAGTACGTTCAGATTTTGGAACAATAAATCCAACAGATGCTGCCGCAATAAGCATACCGTTTACTTTTAAACCAATTCAAGTTGTAGGAGGTCAACAACCTTCAGTTCCAACATCAATAATAAATGTAACTGCAGACGTTCACAAATCAAACATTTTATCTTATAAAACTTCTGATGGTCAATCTGGATTTGTAAATGGAGATTTAAATTTAGAAGTATTATTAATTGGTAATTCGAATTATATTGAATTTATTGGAGATAAAAATGAAAAATACTTTTTTCAAGCTAAAGTAACGAACTCTTCAAACGCAAAACAAAATAAAACTTATGAATCGTCAGATTTTAAGTTAGAAGTTGCAAATGAAAAAATAAGTATTTCATTAGTAACAAGTAAAAATAATGCTCCAGCCTTAAAAGATGCACCAAAAATCAAAGTATTAAATGAATCGTATACTTGGAATATAAACGATGATAAAAATTTAGAAATATCTTATAAAACAAGTTTTGCAGATTATGTACAGTTGGCATTAGGAAAAATTCAAAGAAAGATTGATTCTAATGGGGTATTAAAACTTTCAAAATCAGATTTTACTAATGGTATAGGTAATTACACTTTATACCTACAACCTGTTTCTAATATAAATGGAAGTGGAGAATTAAAAAAACTATCTATTAATGTAATTAGTAAATCTTTTTTACCAGGACCAGATATTACGAATATATCATATCCATCGATAATTAAAGGTAAAGATTTTGCAGGTTTAAATGTTGAATTTGATATTTCATATCAATCAATTTATACAAATTACGTTGAAATTTATGTAGGTAAAAAAGATAAAGAATTTGCATTAGGTAAGTTTTCAAATAGTGGTTTAGCAACATTTAATGTAGCAGATATAATTAAAAAATCAAAAAAGAATTATAATGAAGATACTGATAATATACAATTTAGTTTATTATTAATTCCATATAATATTGAAGGAGATTCTTTAACAGAAGGTAACACAGAAGAAATTTCTATTCTTTTTGATAAAGGTGATTTAAAACTTAATAGAGGTAAAGTTGTAAGTGATATTAGAGAAGCTTTTAATAGAAATTTAAAAACACAAATTTTTAAAGATGAAATTTCAAATTTACTTACTCATTTTGCTCATTTTGGAAACGGAGATAATAAATTAATTGCAACATGGGCAGTTGATACTGAAACATTTTCTGAATATGAAGAAGGATTTAATGAAAATGGAGAACGATTTAAAAGAAAAACAAATAACCCAAAATCTCTAGTTCTTAAATTATATGAACCATTACCAACATCAGTAGAATTAAATCAAACTCTTTGGATTTCAAAAATTCAATCGATTCCGGTAATTGAACAAATTACAATTGTTGGAGATGTTTTAAAAGATTGTACTCAACTAACACCAAACTTTAGCGTAAATATTGGTGATGAAATTGGTTATCAAATATTAAATGATTTGATAGCAAGTGGTTCTACTACATCAAATGATTTAGTAAAAACTTATTTATCATCATCAGATTTTTCATTAGATAATTTAGATTTTCAATTTACAAAATACTCTGAAGTAGTTGATGGTTATTTAATTGTTGAAGGCTCAAAAGAATATTGCTGGAGTAATTTTGTAAAATATTCATCCGCATCTGAAAGGGTTGAAAATTTTTATTATAAAATAAAATTATTAGAATTTTATAATTCAAAATATAATAATCTTACTTCAGGAAGCACGTGGACTGGTTCAGTATCAGTTCTTAATGAAGCAAATAGGGTACAACAACAAATTAATCAATTAAAAAATAGTTTTGATTCATTTGAAAAATGGTTATTTGAATCATCTTCAGAAGATGGATTTACATATCCAAAACTTAATAATACAGGAAGTTTTTTAAATCCAACTGGATCAGATGGTCTATTTTGGTATAATAGTACATTTGCATCTGCCAGTTTATATGATACTAACAATAAATCAAATTTAGTAAATAATTTACCTGATCACATTCAAAATGATGAAGACGGTCAAGAATTTATTTTATTCTTTCATATGCTTGGACAACACTTTGATATAGTGTGGTCATATATTAACGGATTACAATATTCAAAAAAATTAGAACAAAAATACGAAATTGGAATAAAAGATGATTTGGTATATCATATGCTTGAATCATTAGGTTATAATGCTGATATGGGAGTAAAATCTCAATTCCTTTGGGAATACGCATTTGGTAAACATAGTGATGGAACACAAATTTCATCAATGAGTGGTAAAGATAGACAAAATGAAATTTGGAGAAGATTATTAAATAATTTACCATATCTTAATAAACACAAAGGTACTAAAAGAGCATTACACGCTGCAATGGCGTGTTATGGTATTCCTGCTTCATTATTAACTGTAATGGAGTTTGGTGGTCCGCAAGATCCACAACTAAATGGTACAACTAAATTTACATTTGAAGATAGAACTGCAGCACTTAATTTATCTGGTTCAAATAATGTTACATTAGATTGGAAATCTTATGATGATGATTTTCCAAATTCTGTACAATTTAGAATTAATACAATTACAAAACAAAATCAAGTAATTGCAGAAGTTCAAGATGGTTGGAAATTGGAAATTATTAGTGGTTCTAACTATTTAGGTAAAGTTAAATTTAGTATAAGTGCAAGTAATAATTTAGTAACTTCATCAACTGACGATGTACCAATTTTTTATGATGATTATTATACAATTACATTAAATAAAATAATATCCGCTGGATATGATGTGTTTAACGTATATGTAAAAGAAGGATTTAATGGAAGAATAAGAAATTACGGCTCATCAGAATTATCAACCAATGGTCCAACCTCTTGGAAGAGCGGTTCAGAATTAGTAATAGGTGGAGCCCAACCATATTTTACTGGTTCTATTGATGAATTTAGATTATGGAAAACTGCATTATCTGAATCTAGAATTGAAAATCATTCATTAATTCCTGATGCAATAGATGGAAATCATGTATCTGCTTCAACTGTTGATTTAATTTTTAGAAATGATTTTGAATATCCGAAAAATCGTGGTGTAGATGTTGATATTAAGAATGTTGCATACATTCAATCATACCAAACATCTTCAATTGCAAATGGATTTACATCAATAACAACATATCCATATAATTACACTCCATACGATAGAAATGTAACTGCAACAGTACCACAAACTGGATTTAACTTTGGAAATAAATTTAGATTTGAAAAACAATATGATAGATTAGGAAATGAGATTACATCGGATTCTGTAATAAATTCTGAAGATGGTTTATCTTTGGATTATAAATCTCGTTCAACAAAAAAATCATTTGATACCGCTCCAATTGATACGGATAGATTAGGATTATTCTTTTCTCCTATAAAAGAAATTAATATGGATATTCTTAAATCATTGGGTAATTTCAATATTGATGATTATATAGGAAATCCATCAGATGAATACAATTATGAATATTCTGATTTAAAAAGATTAAGAAATTATTATTTTAAAAGATTTGAATTAAATTTTAACGAATATGTTCAACTTGTAAGATATATTGATAAATCATTATTTGATACTTTGGAATCTTTAGTTCCAGCGAGAGCAAAAGTTTCATCTGGTTTATTAATTGAACCACATATTTTAGAAAGAAGTAAAGTTAAATGGAAAAAGCCAGATGGTACAATAAATAATTTTGATGCCTTAATTAACACCGAAGAAGATAGAAATATAGTTGGTATTAATGAAGGAAAAGAATCTTTAATTTCAGCAACTGAAAATATTTTATTTGATGTAACAAATCCTCAATATGAAGGAAAAATTGTAAATACAACAATAACAAATATTGAAGGTTCTACTGCAAATTATACTGGAATTCATTCTATAAATGATACGTCTGTTCAATACGGATTTATAACAGTAAATTCTGGATCTGATATGGGTGGTATTTCTATTGTAGTGGATGCTGAATTAGGTGCATCATTGGTTGGACAGTATGATTCAAGTCAATTTATTCAAGTAAATAATGAGCCCAATTCTTTAAGTTCAAAGGGGTTTGGTTTATTTGGTAGTGGTTCTCATACAATAAGAACTTATATTGATAATTTTGGAAATACAATTAGAGAAAGAGTAAAGGTATTTAAAATTAAAGAAAGTTATACTGAAAAAGTTCCAACTATAAGTGGAAGTGAAGGTGGTAGTTATTACAGATTATCTGTTCCTGTTTTTGAAAACATTACAAAATTTAAAACAAAAGTAACAATATTACCACTTACAGGTTCCGATGGAAATCCAACAAATAATCCATCAGTACAAGGTAATATCGTTGAAGTTACTCCACTTAATGGATATTTTGTAACACATTATAGAAATGTGGGTGACTTAACAACTGGATTAGAAAATTCATATTTTAATGGTTCAAAACAAACATCTCAAACTACAATAGATGGTGGTTCACCTGTTGTAACATTCACAACTAACCCTAACACATTGAGAGTTTCTGATACTGGTCGTGGTAGTGGAGAACCAATATTGATAGTAGAGTAATATTTATTAATACAAAATTAAAAAATACTTATATTTATATACTGAAAGTAAAAAGGAAAAATAAACTATGGCATATTTAGATAATTCAGAAATTACAGTCGATGCTATTCTTACCAAAAAAGGTAGAGAAAAATTAGCAACTGGAGAAGGATTAAACATTACAAAATTCGCATTAGGTGATGATGAAATTGATTACACCTTATACGAACCGGCACACCCAAAAGGTTCTGCATATTATGATGCAGCTATTTTGGGAATTCCTGTAACCGAAGCATCTCCTGATGAAACACAAGTGTTAAGATACAAATTAGTTACCTTACCAAAAGGTACAGTTAAAATTCCAAAAGTCGAATTTGGTGTTCCATCAATTTCTGTAAATCAAAATTCAGGTCAAGTTGCACTTACACCAACAACATCTCCTTCTGGAAATACTCAAGCTGGATATACATTAGTACTTGCTAACAAAAACGCAGGTTCTATTGTTGGTAGTGGTTTAGCAGCAGGTAGCGGTACTGTACCAGTATTTTTAGGTGATGAAATTACAACAACAGCGGCTGTGGAAAGAGGAATATCATTTACTTTCATTCCAAATCCAAATATTACAACAACAATTAAGACAACAATAACGGTGTATGGTAACGAAACTGGAGGATCACAATCAATTCCAGTGACAGTTACTTATGTACAACCAACATAATAAAACGGAGAAAATAAAGATATGGCACAAATTACAGGACAAGCTGGTGTAAACTTAACCCAAGAATTAACCGCGTATTTAAACGCACAACAAGGTAGTTTAACATCTGAGCAATTATCAACAATTATCAACCAATACTTAACTGGTGGTGATAAGTTAGGTGCTCAAGGCGGAAACATTAATACTGGTATTTACAAAAGATTTGGTGAATTTGATCAAGTGACTGGCAAAGTAGAAATTGTAACTACTGGTATGTGGAGTGGTGATACTGGAAGTTTAAATTCATATTTTACAGCTTCTTCAACTGAAGGTTTAGCAACTCAAACATCAGATTCAAAAAATTATTATGTTAATGTTTATAATCTAAATCCAGCATCATCTTCAGCTGCAGCTGTTCAGTTTGCAATTGCCTACGGCCATAAATTTGCAAGTGGTTCAGTAGATTTGGATACAAATAATGATTCAAAATTAGCAACTAAAGCTACTTACGCACAATATCGTTCTATATTATTAGAACAAGATGATGAATACTTTACATTCTATTCTTCATCTGCAGGAAACGTACATGATTCAAATGATATTTATGTAATTAATGTTGCGAGAGCAAGATATAAAGAAAAAATGGATGCTGGTAACTGGGAACTTTCAATTAGTGGTTCAACTCGTACCAGTACACTTATTGATGATAGTGGTAAGAAATTTTCTGATTCAGTTGGTAAAGCTGGAAGAGTATTCTTTGTAGGTTCTGGATCTCTTAATTTAGGACAAGATTCAGAAGCTAGTCTAAATTCACTAACCGCATCTAATGGTCAAGGATTAGGATTATTCTATCCAGATCAAGGTTTAATTGTATTGAATCCACAAGCAATTCATGATTTAATTGGTAACTCAACAGATAGTGGTTCAAACGATAATAAAGGATTGTATTTGGGAACTGATTACGAAGGACAAAACCATTTCTTATTGTATAACGCGATTAGAAAAGGTGCTGACTTTGAAGCAAGAAGAACTGAAAATGTATCTACATCTCATTATTTTGTAAGAGCAACAAATAGAGAATTTAATTTCTCCAATAACCCAACATTTGTAACTGGTTCTGATGGAACTTTTGCAGAATCTACTTTTGAAAGAGACCCTAAAACTTTCATTACTACAATTGGTTTATACAATGATGCAAATGAAATGATTGCAGTTGCAAAAACTTCACAACCTATTCCTAAATCATTTGATAAGGAAATTCTTATAAAGGTTAAATTAGATTTCTAAAATAAATTTTAAGAACCCCACTTCGGTGGGGTTTTTTGATTTAATATATTTATATTAAGTTAAGTAGATATGTTAAAGACAATACCAAAATCAAGTATTTCACAAAGAAAATTTCAAGTTTACAAACTATGGAATGTTTCTGAATCACAATATCCAGCCACCGAAACAAGTGGTTCGGATTCCCTATATCGATCAATTAGAAACAAATATCACTCCCAAACTGATGGTAATTTAGTAAATATATTTGGTTCAATTAAAAATCCAGCTCAATTTGCAACGGAAAGGTCTTTACCGTCAACAATTAATGTAATTGATATACCACAAAACAAAATTGGTGAACGAATTAAACCAAAATCAATTATTTTGAATACATCCGATGGTTCTGAATATAATGATGATGGATTCGGTAATATTGTAAATCCATCACCAACTTATGAATTAGTTAGTGTCAATTATGAAAATGAAACATTAATAATAAAAAATGAGGGTATCGATATAGAAATTACATTAGTAAATGAAACTGATTTTGAAGATGGTGAAATTACTTTATTGTATAATAGTGATACTGATACATATAATTTAGTACAAATAGATTTAGAATTAGGAATAATAACATTTGCACAAACATTAGATTTTAATGGATTATCTATCGGAAATATAAAATATGGAAACGTCTTTTATTCAGATGGTATTTTAGTTTTGGATACAACGTTAGGAGTTAATACATACACATTAGAATATCGTTCCACACAAACTATATATGAAAATGAAATTTTAATTACTGCAAAAGCGGGAGAATTTAATTATTCTCAAAACCCATCTGCTGTAAATGTTTTATTAAGTGGGTCATATGAATTTGAAACAACCAAAATTACAAATTCAAGTCCTTCTAAAACAGTCAAAATTAAAGAAATTTTAGATATAGAAAGAAAAAATTATTACAGCGGGTCAGTTGGTTCAATTAGTGGAAGTTGGGATGATTATTTTAATTCATCATCAATTGACCCAACTGGTTCTTACTTAACAACGTATATAACAACAATTGGTTTATATGATGATAATGGTGATATGGTGGCTGTAGCAAAATTACCAAAACCAGTCAAAAATCTACCAGATTATGATATAAATTTTTTAATTCGTTTTGATACTTAATAATATTTATAATAAAGGAGACAATATGTACGAAATTCAAAATTATTTAGGCGTTAAACTTTGTGAAGTAGCAAAAGAGGAATTAGATAATCTTCTGATTAATGCTGAGCAAGATCATTTAAATTATTTTCAATATGATGCCATAGAGGAAAATGATTTAGTAAAAAAATGGGAATTAGAGGATTCTATTGATAATAAAACAAATTATAGAATTTACAAATATATAGGATAGGAAAAAATGGCAAATATACAAGATTTATATAAAAAATCAGAATTTAGTAAACTACCTTCAAAAAAAGATAGAACACCGATTTCATCAGGAGATTTTGATGTAAAAAAACTATCAATAAGCACAGAGAAATTAGAAAAGGCTAGAGGTGGTAAATTGAATGAAAAAAAATATTCTGATACTGTAAAAAAATAAAAAATTAGTTTTGGCTCTACTTATTAATCGTGCTAAAAAGTGGGCATACATACATATTCCTAAAACAGGTGGCACATCAATATCATCCTTATTATTAAAAATACCCAATACTGAAATTGTAAATTCTCATGGTTCTTTGAATGAATTAAAAGAAGTAGATGGTTATTTTATTTTTTCTTTTGTAAGAAACCCTTTTACACGATTGGCTTCTTGGTATGAACACTACAAAAAAAATAACAATTATACTCAATCATTTTTGTATTTTATACAACAAATAAATCCATTAGATTTTGTTTTTTATTCACAGGAGTATTTTTTAAAACATGGAGAAACAAAAGAAAAAAAAGTTTCTTTTATTGGAAAATACGAAAATTTTGAAAATGATTTAAGATATGTATTTAAAATAATTGGAGAAAATTTAGAAAAAATACCAAAATTAAATACAAACAAATATATTGAAAAACATCCTAATTTAAATACAGATAAATTATATAAAGGATATTTCAAAAATAATTATATAAAAGATTGGACAATAAAAAAATACAAAAACGATTTTTTAATTTTTGGTTATGATTTGGAAATATAAAGAAAAAGAGATATTATCTTTAGATGATATGCCAGAAGAAACTTATGGATTTATTTACAAAATAAGTAATAAAATCACTAGTCAATATTATATAGGAAAAAAACAAGTTGTTTCTTTTAGAAAAAAGAACTTTAGTAAAAAGAAACTATCTACTATAACTGATAAAAGGGTTAAGAAGTATGAAATGGTTTCAAAAGAATCTGATTGGAAAACATATCGCTCATCAAATTCAGTTGTAAAAAATTGGAATGAGAATGAAATTCAATTGGAAATTTTACGTTTTTGTAAATCAAAAAAATCTCTTACCTATTACGAATTGCATGAACAATTCTATTATAATGTTCTTGCAGATACAAATTCACTTAACGATAACCTTATTG